AATGAGTTTAAAAATTTATTGTCAAAGTTGTGATTTTATAAATATTAACAGTACAAATGTATATGAGTACACGATATACCATTAACTATTAGGAGTATCAAGTTCTATGGAAAATACAACTCAAGAAGAAATTCTGGAAGAAACTGAGCAAGAAGGACTTGTTGAAGCTCCAGAACAAATTGAAGAAGAAGAAAAAGAAGAAATTGTTGCAGAAGCACCCAAAGCAAAAGTCAAAGAAGATGATGACGAAGATGACGAAAAAGAAGATGATGATGACGAAGAGGAAGAAGAAGATGAACAGGTAAAGAAAGAGGAAGTAAAAGTTCCTTCTACTAAATCTGCAATGATTAAAGCCCTTTTCGATAAAGTCAATGGTCTGAAGAAAGAAGAAGTTTCTGCGAAATGGAAAGACCTTATGGGTGTTGCAGAAGCAGAAGATCTTGGGGGCCCAACTCCAGCTGACTCAGATCCAGAAAAGGATGAAGTTGGTAAAAAGAAAAAGAAAATTAAAATTTCCATGCCTGAAATTAATGTTAAAGAAGATATCGATGCATTGGTTGAAGGAGAAGAACTCTCAGAAGAGTTTAAGACTAAAGCTTCTACCATCTTTGAAGCCGCAGTTCACCAGAAGGTAATGGAAATTGCAACCGTAAAGATTGATGAACTCGAAAAAGAGTATCAAACCAATCTTCAAGAAGAGATTGTTTCATTCCGTGATGAATTGACTGAAAAAGTCGATGGTTATCTCAACTACGTAGTTGAAGAGTGGATGAAAGAGAACGAAATTGCACTCGATAGTTCATTGAAAAGTGAACTTACTGAAGAGTTCATAGGCGGACTTAAAAATCTCTTTACTGAACATTATATCGAAGTTCCAGACGAAAAAGTTGACATCGTTGAAAGCCTTTACGACAAGGTTGAGGAACTTGAAGAAAAATTAAATTCTCAAATTGATGATAACGTTAAAGTTACAGATGAACTTAACGAATATCGTAAGAACAAGATTCTAGAAGAAGTCTGTGATGATCTTGCAGATACACAATCTGAAAAGATGAAAACTCTCGTAGAGGGTGTTTCTTACGAAAATGATAAAGACGATTTTGAGAATAAAGTTAAGACGATTAAGGAAAGTTATTTCCCGAATCAAACAAAACAGGATGAAAATGTTGAACAAGAAAGTGATGGATCATCTGATGGAGAAGAAGTTTCTGACCCTAAGTTGAATAACATCATGGAAGCATATAGTAAAGCTATTGCTCGTAATTAATAATAATTTTAAGTTTTTTTAACAATATAAGGAGTTTAAAAAATGCAACTCTCAGAAACAATTAATAAAAAGTGGGCTCCAGTTTTGGATCATCCAGATCTTCCTAAGATCAGCGATCCATATCGTAGAGCAGTCACCGCTATGTGTCTTGAAAATGTTGAATCTCAATATGCTCAAGATCAAACTGGTAGTGGACTCTTAATGGAGGCAGCCCCTACTACTACTATGGGATTAACATCTACTAACCCATCTTTGGGTGGTGTAGCTGGTGGTTCTGTTCAAGTTAGTGCCGATTTTGCAGATCCAGTTTTGATCTCAATGGTTCGGCGTGCAATGCCTCAACTCGTAGCATACGATGTTTGTGGTGTTCAACCTATGTCCGGCCCAACTGGATTGATTTTCGCACTCAAGAGTCGTGTCAATTCAATGACAGGTGCAGAAATGCCTGGAGTCAATGCTGACACTACTACAACTGAGTCAGGTACAACAGGTGCAGGCGATACTGTTAAGACGCCTGGTCTTTTGATTACTGGTACTGATGGTACTGGACAAACTGGATCAGAATATGGCGCATCAAGTGCTCTGGAAACAGACGGTGGTGAGGGCGATATTGCTGGTGAAATGTCCTTCTCGATTGAGAAGATTTCAATCGCCGCTGGTACACGTGCCCTGAAAGGTTCCTATTCAATGGAACTCGCACAGGATTTACGTGCAGTTCATGGTCTGGATGCAGAAGCAGAACTTGCTAACATTCTGTCTATGGAAATTCTTGCAGAAATCAACCGTGAGGTTGTTCGTAAGATTTATGTCAATGCCGCAGTTGGTGCCCAAATTGGTACAACTACTGCTGGTCTTTTTGACCTTGATACCGATTCCAATGGTCGTTGGATGGTTGAGAAGTTCAAAGGTCTGATGATGCAGATTGAAAAAGATGCAAATCAGATTGGTAAAGACACACGAAGAGGAAAAGGAAACATTCTGATGACTTCATCTGATGTTGCCTCTGCCCTTCAAATGGCAGGTATTTTGGATTATGCTCCTGCAATGAGCACAGATCTGAACAATGATACCGCTTGGACTACTTTCGCTGGTGTTCTTAATGGTCGGTATAAAGTATATGTTGATCCATATGCTGCTGCCAACGCACAAGAATACTACTGTGTAGGTTACAAAGGTGATTCACCGATGGATGCTGGTATATTCTATTGTCCTTACGTTCCGTTGCAAATGGTTCGTGCGGTTGATAGTGACAGTTTCCAACCGAAAATTGCTTTCAAAACACGTTATGGTCTGGTTGCAAATCCATTTGCAGAAAATGCAGATGCTTCAACTGGTCGTATGACAGGTGTTCTTGGAACTAATCCTCACCTGAATGTATATTACAGAAAAGCTGCAATTACCAACTTGATGTAATTCTTGACCTACATATAGTAGGATTTCAGAAAGGGAGTAGAGAAATCTGCTCCCTTTTTTTGTTTGTAGTGATAATTTTCCAGTGAGGCCGCAATGATCATAGTGATAGGAAATGGTCAATCAAAATCTGTTTCAGATTTCAATCTTTTCAAAAAACATACAACATATGGTTGTGATTTAATTTATCGCAAATTCGTACCAGACCATTTAGTTTGTCAAGATATCGATGCACAATTAGAATTGATAACTAATGATTTAACGAAAAAATACAAGTGTTATTTTAGAGGATTTGATTTAATTCCAAGTATGCACTATGATACTCTTAAACAAACAACCGATAAAAAATATAAAATCGGAGAGAATCAACCAAAAACGGACAATTTTATTCAATTTGCACATGAAGGTGTTATGTATTTTATTTGGATTGATCCATCTGATCCAACTGAAAACATTGCCTGGTGGTCAGATACTACATTTGAAGAATGGGTTACTGATACAGTTGCACTCCGTTTGGCCGCTCAACAAAATCCTAGTGAAACATTTTTTTATTGTGTGGGATTTGATTATTATCATGATCAAACAAAAGATGGTATATTTCTTGGGTCTTCCATTACAGAATTTCATGATGAAAAACAAGATTCTTGGATTGGTCAACACAAACACATCGAAGAAGAATACCCAAATTCTAAATTTATTTTTGTTGGAAAAGACATGGATTATGGCGAGTTTGAAAATCTGTTGAATAAATAGTAAGAAGAACAAAAAAGGAAATTCATGGCCGCAGGAAATACAGTACCAGACAATTTAAATTATCTTTCAAATATCAGTTTTCGACTGACAATGTTGGATGCACCAAATTTAACTTGGTTTTGTCAGGCAGTAAATGTGCCTGGTGTATCAATTGAAGGCATAGATGTATTTACACCATATGTAACTATACCTTATGCTGGAAATAAAGTTTCGTTTGAAGAACTATCTGTCAGGTTTATTGTTGATGAACATATGAAAAATTGGACAGAAATTTATGATCGTATAATTGCATTGGGTTTGGCAGAAGGGGGCGAAAAATATCGTTTACTCAAAGCAAAATCGGATTTAACTCAAAGGGGAGGAACAGTTTCAACACTTGTTCTTACTGTTTTGACAAGTGCAATGAATCCTCAAATGGAATTTCATTTTTACGAAGCATTTCCAATTACTCTTTCTGCACTTGATTTTGATAGTGCAAATACTGATTTAGAATATTTTACTGCTACCGCAGGATTTCGTTACACAAATTATGAAATAAAGAATCTATTGAACAACTAAAAAAATTATGACAATTGAAGACATTATGGAAATGTGGGGAGAGGACTCTCACATTGATGATAAAGATTTGGACAATGAATCATTGAAAATACCCAATCTACATCAAAAATACTTAAACATATATTCCAAAGAAAAACGTAAACTCAGTGATCTCAAAACTCACTGGAAAGTTCTTTTTCAACAACGTTGGGAAGTGGTTATTTCTAAGAATGGCCGAGCGCCCGAACATAATATACGAATTTCAAAATCCGAATTAGAAAAACACTACGTTGCAGCCGACGAATCATTGCAGAAAGCTGAGAAGATATTGAATGAACAAGAAGGAAAAGTGGATTATCTGAAATCGGTTCTTTCGATGATTGAGAATAGAAGTTTTCATATTAATAATGCAATCAATTGGAGGAAATTTGTTGCAGGACTTGGATAATTATGCAAATCATAATGGAAAAAGAGAACGAGGTATATCTACGACTTTCTTGCGAGCCGGGAGTGAAGATGGAACTCAATCATTATTTCCGATTTCATCCAAAAGATTATCAATTCATGCCCATGTTTCGCAGGAGAAAATGGGATGGATATGTTTATCTTTACAACATGGACAGCGGTAAAATATATTATGGATTAAAAAATAGAATACAACGTTTTGCGAGTGATAGAGAATATGGACTTATTGATCAAACAAACAATTCAACTGAACACATATCCAATGAAGATTACTTTAAATTTCTTACATCATTTCCCTGTGAATATAAACTAAGAGATTATCAAAATAACGCAATACGACATTCAATTAATGAACGAAGATGTGTACTTCTCTCACCTACAGCATCAGGCAAATCTCTTATCATTTACTATCTGGTACGATATTATTTTCCACAAAAATCACTAATCATTGTACCAACACTTTCGTTGGTAAGTCAGATGTATTCTGATTTTGAAGCCTATGCAAAAGCAGACAAGACATTTGAAGTCGAAAAATTCGTCCACAAAATTTTTGGAGGTCAGGAAAAGGTAACAGATAAACCAATCATAATTTCAACATGGCAATCCTTGTATGAATTGAAAAAGGACTTCTTCACAGATTTTGAATTGGTAATTGGAGATGAAGCTCATCTCTACAAGGCCAAATCACTTACTAAAATAATGAAGAATTTGGAGAATGCACCTTATCGAATCGGAACAACTGGAACTCTTGATGATGTCGAGGTGCATAAATTAATATTAGAGGGGTTATTTGGTACAACAAAGAGGGTAACAAGTACTAAAGAACTTATCAAGAAAAAAACATTATCATCGATTGCCATACGATGTCTTGTTCTCAAATATTCTAAAGAAGTAGCCGCAAAAATTTCAAAATTGAATTATCAAGAAGAAATAAATTTTTTGGTTGGCCATTCTGAAAGAAACAAATATATCTGTAATCTAGTAAAAGGACTTACAGGAAATACGTTGGTTCTTTTTCAATTGATAGAAAAACATGGTAATATATTACATTCAATACTGGAAGAAATAATTGATTCTTCTAGAAAAATCTTTTTTGTTTATGGAGGAACAGATGCAGATACAAGAGAAAAAGTCAGAGAACTTGTCGAGAAGGAAAAGGATGCTATTATATGTGCAAGTTATGGCGTATACAGTACCGGCATCAATATTAGGAACCTTCATAACATTATTTTCGCTTCTCCTTCTAAGAGTCGTATTAGAAATTTGCAATCGATAGGTAGGGGATTGAGAAGATCAGAAACAAAAGAGGCTGCAACTCTTTATGATATTTCTGATGATTTGAGTTATAAGGGTAAAAAGAATTATACATTGAATCATTTTATGGAACGAGTGAAAATCTACACAAGTGAACACTTTCCATATCATATCTATACTATTCCTATCCAAACCGTCACAGACTCATTATAACAATTTTTAGACAAAAAGTCAAGTGTTTTTTTATTTTTTAACTTGACAAATTTAACTTGACAAATACGATAAAATTTGTTATACTTATACAATGAACTTAAAAAAGAAAGGCAGGTGATTGTGGCTCGGAAAAAACAACATTATGTTGATAATGAAAAATTTCTGGTAGTAATGACAGATTATCGTGAAAAATATTTACAAGCAAAAGATAATGATACCGAATTACCTGTAATACCAGATTATGCAGGAGAATGTTTCCTTAAAATAGCAGAAAGATTATCCCATAGACCAAATTTTATAAACTATGCATTTAGAGAAGAAATGGTAAGTGATGGGATAGAAAATTGTGTAATGTATGCTGGCAATTTCAATCCAGAAAAATCAACAAATCCATTTGCGTATTTTACACAAATCATA